CTAGTACCAATACCCACGTTGCCGCTGTTGTCAACGTGTAAAGCAATAGTGTTGTCAGTAACGTTGTGAAGAGAAAACCCTGAGTTTGCTACGTCTGGTATAGAGGGTGTCAAATCCCATACCTTAGCGTTTGCTGTATTTTGGAAACGTATAGCCGCATAGTCATTACTGAAATTTAAATGCAAACCCTTACTTGGCGAACTAGTACCAATACCCACAGATCCGTCTGATGAGATGACCATACGGTTTACACCTGCTGTGCCATCGTAGAACGCAAATTTACCATTGTTTGTGGACTGCAATCCGTAGTTTCGACCACTGGCGTTAGTGGATGATAACTGCATTGAAGGTGCATCTGCTGATATGTCTAACTCTTCCGCTGGCGAACTAGTACCAATACCCAAAGACTCCGCAGACGCATCCCANAAGAACTTAGGCGTTGTGCCTGTGTCNTCGTAGAANCTGATGTCGCCGCCTGAGTTAATATCTAATCGTTTTTTACCAGCCGCATAGAAAAACATGGAGTCGCCACCCATGTAAATACTTTCGTCAGACGTTAGGCTGGAACCGTTGTAAATTCCGCTGTAAGTGCTGTCAGAATAGAAATTAACTTTTGTAGCGTTTGCGCCGATAGCAGCCGCCCCATCCACAGTCAGCCCATCAGCCGTGACAGTGCCAGTTACGTCAATGCCTGTGGAGGTGGTGGCTAGTTTGGCTGAAGCATCGTAAAACAATGAAACTGCACCATTAGCCGCAGTTGTAATCATGTTTTCGCCAGCATCTGACTGTATTTGAACACCAGCATTACCGCTTAATAATAAATCCCCAGTCCCTAAATCCTTTATATAACTATTAGAGCCATCGTGATAAATCTGTAGGTCACCACTAGCACCGAAGATGGCCTTGGAGTTGTCGGTAAACGTAATGTTGCCAGTAAAAGCCGCACCAGATAGCTCGGCCTTATCGGTATTTAGATTGGTAAAGTTAGCATCAACTTCATTATTAGTAAGGGGCGAGCCTTTGCCTGCCCTTGTTGTAATAGTAGACATAGGTAGCCCCCTCTAATTAAGATGCAGTTAGTGTAATAGTCCAAGTCACTGACATAGTGTCGTCAGCTTGCTTGTTTACAACTGGGAAAATAACGTGGCAAAGCATAGTGCCAGAAGTAGCAGCATTAAAGATGCCTGCCTCTGTAACCGCACCAGTGCCTTCACCTGCTTCGAAAGACGAAACATAGGTAATGGTATTGCTAGAAGCTGTAGTGCTGTCTAACGCTTCCCTAGAACCTAAAATCGACTCCAGATCAGTATCACCAGCCGCAGCAGCAGTAGTGCCGCTACCTAAAGCCATGTGAGACATAACGCCAGCAGAAGCATCAGCCATACGAGAGCAAATGTAGGTCAGACCCGCACTTACTACCAAGTTGTTAATTTCACGGCTATCTTTTACCTTGCCGTCTTTGTCTTTCAGAACTATCGCAACATCGCCGCGAAGTTTTAAATCATCATTAATCATAAGTCACCTGTTAAAAGGATTGTGAGTAGCCGACATAATCTTCGGCAAAGTAATCGAAAGAGCAATAGCCCTGACCGCGCATCGAACCAGAATCGGATGCACCCATTGTATCACTCAAACCCCTAGAACTGGAATAAGCAAACAAATCGACAATAGTAGCCAGATCGGATCGAACTTTTACAAAGGTCATTTCTTGGTCATCATCTGCGGTGGCTTCACCGTCCAGATCATCTGTGACACCAGTGACCTCATCTATAAACTTGTGAAAGTCCATAGCCTGATCTTCAGCAGCAGAAGAAGAATCAGATATAATCTTGTTGGGAGAGAAAACAGCACTATCAGTCATGGCCGAACTATCAGCCAAACCTTTACCAAACGCCATTGCCTCAGAGTCAGTAAATGCAGAAGCATCTGCAAATGCTTTGCCTGCGCCTAAGCTAATCGACTCAGCAGCAGAGAATGCATCCGTATGCGATCTGTTAAATGCAGTCTGTATGTCGATGGTCTCTGCTACAGCGGATGAATCATCCAAAAGCTTACCAATGCCTAGCGTATCTATTTGATCGGATAGTGACCCAGAGTCGCTTTGAAACTTGCCAATACTAATCGCAGCAGAGTCAGCAGCAGAGGATGCATCAGAAGCCACCTTCCCAGCCCCTAGAGCAGCAGAGTCAGTTGCACCCTGTGTATCTGTCAGGGTCTTACCAACGCCCTTAGTCGGCAAATCAGACAGCCCTAGAGCATCAGCAAAAAACCTGAATATCAGGAAGTCACCGAACTTAATTTCAGCAACAGCCTTCTTAAAGCCTATTTCGGCTACGGCTTTCTTAAATGCAATGGCTGCCTTAATCATTAGAAGTCGGCTCGAATGTAAAAGTCTAGCACTTGGAATATAGTTTCTACTGTACCGCTGTCATAAGTAATTTCGATCTCACCCTCATAGTAGCCCTCATCAAGCACCAGCTGGGTTCCTGAGAATGAAAAGACAGCAATACCGTCTGCAAAGTTGCCACCTACGTCAGCAGCCGCCAATGTAAACAAAGTGGTAGTGGTGCCTTTGGCCCTAAACTTCAGCGCACAAGAGCCGCCAGAAAAGTCTATAGCAACGCCTGTGTCATCACGGGTCAGCTTTGCTTGAATCTGTGGGGCTTGGTCGCCCTGTACTAATTGATAAATCATTCTGTTACCTCGGCTCAGTTGGCCACATTATATATTGGTAATTGGTCATTCCGCGACTCAAAGCGTATCCCAAGCTGAATTAATAATTACTTGTATATCTTCGGGGAAGTTAGATATATCAGTACCTTCGACCAATACATAAACTTTTTTCACGCTAATAGGCAGTTCATTATCATCTGGATCATCCATAGTGTAGAGCATATTTACACTAATCTGCTTATTAGCTCTAATTGTCATATCTACAAATTCAGACGTTTTGTTAATTGCCATTATTATTTCCTGTATTTTACGTTATTAGCTGCATCGTGCCAGAAACACTATGAACTATTATCGGAGTATTAGAAAACGATGTATTTTCGTTCTGCGTTACAGTTAATCTAAAGTTTTCACCGACCAGAGTTTGGCCAAATGTTTCATGTATTGTGTATTCCTTGCTGACTGTATCCTGCGGCTGAACCTGAAAATACACTGTTTCAAATGTTTCTGAAGAAATATAAGTACCCTGAGAAACCCAAGCATCTTTGTTAAAGTAAAAGCTTGATCCTACGGTAATATCAGTAGATGAATCTGTAAATACGTAAGTGAAGTTGCCCGAATACCCTGTCACTGTATTTTCATAATAATAACCAAGCACAGGGGTAATAGTGAAACCTGTTGCACCTGTGGAGCTTCTGGAAATGCTACCTACTGTGCCTAAGCTATTTATATGATTGCCAACTAGCTTTAGCCTTTTTACATTGTTAGGAAGGCTTGTTACCTGAGTTACTGAGGTGCCTATTTGAGTGCCTGTAGTTATTCCTGTGCTTAATCTTTGCAGCTTAATATCAGCACTTGCAACAGTAGTACCCGTTCCTGTAGTAAATCCGCAAGTTGCCGAAAGTTTTAAAGTCAGGCTTACTGCTGCATTTTTTTCGACACCGCCTGTAGGGGCAGGAATCGTAAGTCGTGCATCATTATCTGTAGTCCCGTTACCAGTGCATTGCTGTATTGCTGAAATATAATTGATTGGATATGTTTCGGAAACATCACCGAGCAATCTATCAACGGTTATACTAGATGCCTGTATTTCAGCAGCAGTTAAAGTATTGGCCGCAATCTGAGATGCAGTGATAGTGTTTGATGCGATCTCTGTAGCGGTAATAGTGCCTGCGAGAATTTCTGTTGCAGTTACAGCATTAGCGGCAATTGAATCTTGATTAACTGCATCTGTGGCTATCAGTGCATTTGTTACTGCATCATCTTGAATGTTGCTCGTGCCGACTGCATCATTTCCTAGATCACCAGCCGCAATTGTAGTAGTGGTTGCATTGACCACACTGCTAAAGGCAGAAGCATTGCCAGTAAAATCAATTGCCTTTACTTTGTAGTAGAAGGTAGCCGCATTGGCTAGATCATCATCAATAAAGACGGTTCCGTCTGTGTTACCAATTAAGCTATAAGTTCCACCTGAACTGGTAGACCTATAAACATCAATATGGCTAAGGTCTTTTTGGCTAGGGTTAGTCCAGCTAATACTAATGTGCTGATACTGACCGCTTGCAGATACAGGTGATGGAGCATCAGGCGCAGTAGTATCGACGGCAGCAGTAGGGGCAGAGGATATATATGTTGACGATACGCCAATTTCGTTTACAGCTTTAACCCGCACATTGTATTGCTGGCTGTTCTGTAAGCCAGTAATTACTGCTGGTGATGCCTTTGCATCCATAGTGAAGTAGTTGCTATCTGATGCTTTTTTCCACTCGACAACGTAATGATCAGTGAACGCATCATCCGCGTCAGTCCACGCAACATTAAATGCGGTGTTGAAAGTGCCGTCAGAGTTAAGGAACGAATCGCCTGTAATGTTTAGGCTAGTAGGGGCAGCAGCAGTTAGACCGTCATACAGAGCAACCTCACCAGCGCCAAGATATACTTCTTCATCAGAGGTAGTCCAGTCCCAGATAGATGCCGCAGTCTCAACAGCATCTACGTTGACTACAATCTGACCATCTGCAAAGTCTAAGTTATACCCAACAACCTCAAATACCTTATTGGAATAACCCAGTCGAGCATTCGTTACATTGATATTGTCGCCAATCTTAAACCGTAAAGCACTAAGGTTGCAGGGTATGGTTATTGCTT